GCTATGGGCGCATTACAAGCGAGTTATCAAGCCCAATGGGGCGATTGTGTTGACCGCGTCACAGCCATTTACCACGGCACTAATAAGCAGCAATATGAGTATGTTTAAGTATTGCTGGTATTGGGAAAAAGCAAAAGGCGGGAACTTTGCACTTACAGGATTCCAGCCATTGAAGGTTATTGAGGATGTTGTCGTTTTCTCTTTTGGGGCAAGCACATACACAAAAAACAATACCGGAATGACGTACAACCCGCAAAAAGTGCCATTGGCAAAGCCTTACAAGCGAGACTTTACAAAAAACTTGGCGCGTGGGACTGATACTCTAATTGTTCGCGGAAAGGGCATTGATTATGCAGAATATACGCACGCAACACCGAGAAATTTGCTTTACTCAACAACGGACGGCGATGGCAGGTATCACCCAACCCAAAAGCCAGTAGCCCTGATGGAGTACCTTATCCGCACCTACACTAACGAAAGCGAGACGGTACTAGACAACACAATGGGCAGTGGAACTACTGGCGTGGCTTGCATGAATACCGGGCGAAAGTTCTTAGGAATTGAGCGCGACGACAAGTATTTTGATATCGCGTGCGAGCGTATCCAAAAGGCGAATGATGAAAACAGCCGAGCTTAAACCTCCCGATCAGGCTGAGCGTGAGTACGTCCGCCTATTGCAATGGTACGCACGTCAAATAGCTATTGAAACGCGCAAAATCGTATTGCCTAAACTGCCATCATTGGTGCGCAGTGGCGAAATAACGACAGACAGCTACACCGACGACATTGTTATTTTGCTTGCCCAGCTTGCCGACGCAATCATTTTGCACGGCAGTGTAGTTGAGGCTAAGTTGCCCAACATATTTGCACTAATGGCAAGGAATAACGATAGGGCGCTTATCCTTGCTGTAAAAGCTGCAACAGGCCAGACGTTGCCGCCCGCTGTAGCTGGTGCTAAACCGTCATTGCTAGGCGTTAATTTGTATCGCGGCGAGCCTTGGCTAAAGGATATGCAAGAAGGCTGGATTCGCCAGAATGTAAGCCTAGTTAAATCAATTGGTGCGCAACACCAAGATAGACTAAATACGATTATACAAAATGGCGTATTCGGTGGTAATTCTGTCAAACAGATCAGCGATCAAATTCAAGCGCAATTTGGAGTAAACAAGAACCGCGCCACTTTGATAGCGCAAGATCAAATACTTGGGGCCAATGCACGTATTACCCAGATCAGGGCTGAGTCAATTGGTGTGAAGGAATACGTGTGGGCTACCGTAGGTGATAGCCGTGTACGCCCTGAGCATGTAGAGCTAAATGGAAAAGTATTTAGCTGGGATAAGCCGCCAAGCGTAGGGCATCCGGGGACGCCGATCCGCTGTAGGTGCAGGGCAAATTTAGTACTGCCCGGATTTGACGATGAGGAATTGCCAACTGCTAAGAAAAAAAACCAGACAAGGACGCGATTGATTATGTGATGTCTGAGGGCAATCCAAAGTCATTTCCTCGCTGATATTGCATAAAGTTTCGGCAATAAATTTGCCATGCTCATCAATATCGGCTTGTTTTGGCCTTGGTCTATCGCCTGGGTAGTGATCAATTTCAAATTGCCGGCATTTGAAAAAAAGCATCTACCTGACGCATGTCTTCAAAAAATCCAACCACTTTATGAATATCATCATATTTGTTTGAAACCAAAAACATAACGTTCATACATTACCACATTCTACGCACGGCCCCCAAAAATCACCATCAAATATTTGCGATGTATTTTTATAATCAAACCCTGTAGCTGGGTCTAAGAAGAATTTATCGCGGATTATTTCATCGTGACAAGTAAAAAACACACAATTATGACCATGATGTTGGGCCATAAAAGACACCAATAGCCCAGCCCTAAACAAATCATTTTCAATTGATTCGATATAAGAAATCGCATCTTCTCTGCTTTTTATGTCGCATCCGCGATCTGCTGAGTAATATTTATCCAAGTCTCGAACTTTTTTGCAGTCAAGGCAACCAACCATGTAATACACGCCCATCATTCGCGCCTTTGATTGATAAGCACCGACACCTTTTCAGCCCCACCAAGCTGCAATTCAAGCGCATGCCAGATCACGGCGGTGGTGGCCGCATGAAAGTCGTCGGGCAGTACGCCATCAAGATCGGCCAGTTTTGACTGTGCGAACCCGATGATGGCATGGGCAATGGTGGATTCTTGGGCTTCATTCATGCCCTAGCGTACCCCAAAACCAACAAAATTTGACTTAGGGTAAACCCTAATAGACAATGAGGAAAATTGTGGTATTGCACAAAAATACAACACTGCTTAAAATAACGGCATGACTGTACAACGGTTCGACTTCGCTAAGTTCAAAGCTACCAAAACCGATGAAGGTTACTTGGTGGATACCCCTATTGTGGGGCGGATTGGCATTCAAACCTATATCAATGCAGACGGTTCTATTCGCAAAGAATACCGCCCTGCTGATGAAGTGTTTCATCCTGATGCTCTTGCAAGCATGGCCGGTAAGCCCATCACTGACCAACATCCTAACGGCAAAGTGACGGCGGCGAATTACAAGAAGCTGACCATCGGCACTATTTTGGGTGCTGGCAAGCAAGACGGCGATAACGTCACTGCCAACATCATTATCCAAGACGCCGAAGCCATAGCGAAAGCAGAAAAAGGCGGCGTGCGTGAGTTGTCGCTAGGTTATTCGGTGGACTTGGAAGAAACACCGGGCGAATACAACGGCGAAAAGTATGACGCTATTCAGCGCAACATTAAAGTAAATCATTTGGCATTGGTGCCAAAAGGTCGGGCAGGTAATGCCAGGCTTAATCTTGACCGCTGCGATGCGGTTGCTTTTACGGAGGACGTAATGTCTGTGACTCTCAGCCGCGTGCGGCTTGATTCAGGTATCGAATACGATGCCGCCCCCGAGGTAGCACACGCGCTGGATAAGTTGCGTAGTGACGTTACCGCTTTTCAAACTGAAGCAAAAGACGCGAAAGCCCAGGCTGAAAAGCTGGCAGGCGAGCGCGATACTTTGAAAGCCCGTGTAGACGGCTTTGCTGCTGAATTGGACAATGTTAAGGCTGATGCTTTGACTGCTGCCCATAAAGCTGTAAAGGCCCGCGCAGAGCTTGAAAAGGCTGCTGACGGCTTTAAAGTCGATCACAAGGATAAGACTGACCGCGAAGTAAAAGAAGCGGTTATCAAGTCTGTCCGTGCTGATGCTGACCTTACCGGCAAGTCTGACGAATACGTTCAAGCTGCTTTTGATATGTCTGTCAGCATGAAAGCTGATTCGGCAATTGCAGGCCAGCGCAAAGCTGCTCTTACTACTGATGGCGCACCGGCTTCGACCTCTGCTCAAAAGTATGCAGATTACAAAAAATCACTCTCTACGAAAGGCGCATAACCATGTCGCAAACTTCAGTCTCCCTTTATCAAGCCGCAGCCTTTAACGGTATGCTGGCTGACCTGTCGGATAACGACATTATCAGCCGTGCCGCTCAAGGCGCTGTAGGTATTGGCCGCGCTGTGGTGCTTGGCACTAACCGCGAAAAGCAAGTTGTCCAGGCTTCTACGTCTGTTGGGCAGGGTGCTTTGGTTGTCGGCTTCGCGCTGCACGACCATGCCCGAGAGCAATCAAGCGCAGGTCTTGTTCAATTTGCCGATAAAGAAACTGTTAACGTCCTGAAAAATGGCCGCATGTGGGTTGAAACCAATGATGCAGTCGTCGCTGGCTCAGTGGCTAACCTGCACTTGGCAACCGGTAAATTTACCGACCAAGCTGTCGGTGCTGGTATTGAAGCAATCACACAAGTGACTGTCCGTTTTGTAAACGCTACGACCGGCGCTGGTCTGGCTGAAATCGAGGTGAAATAATTATGAACTACGACGCACAAGACCTTCGCGCAATTGAGTCTTCTGGCCGCTTGGACGCGAATGAAGGCATTTTCTTCGCTCGTCAATTGGAGGCAATCAAGTCCCGCGCTTATGACGTAAAACGTCCACGACTTAGCGCACTGGAAGTGATGCCAGTATCGACCGAAACGCCTGAAGGTGCTTCGACGATTACTTATCGTCAATATGACTCCGTTGGCGCTGCTCAGATTATCGCCAATTACGCGAATGACCTGCCCCGCGCTGATGTGACCGGCAAAGAATTTACTTCGCCAGTGCGCGGTATTGGTATTTCTTACGGTTACAACCTTCAAGAAATTCGCGCTTCACAGATGACTGGCACTCCGCTTTCTGAAAAGAAAATGCGTGCGGCCATGCGTTCGCATGAAGAGCTGATCAACCGCTTGGCTTGGTTCGGCGATACTGAACACGACCTGCCCGGTTTTTTGACCAATCCCAACATCCCTGTTTATACGGTAACCGCTGATGGTACTGACTCTAGCAAACTGTGGGTTAATAAAACCGCTGATCAGATCATTCGTGATGTGAACGGCATTATTAATCAAGTGCGCACTCAGTCCAAAGACATTCACCGCGCTAACACCGTGATCATGCCTTTGGAACAATTCGCTTATATTTCAAGCGCACCGCGTAGTTCGACTACCGACACGACTATTCTTGCGTTTTTGCAAGCCAACAATCCCGGCGTGACATTCCGCGCTGTGTTGGAATTGGATAATGTCGGCGGCTTGGATAAGCTGGTGGCCGGTGAATTCAGCGTTGACAATATGCAACTGGAAATTCCAATGGCATTCCGTCAATATAGCCCACAGCAAAAAGGGCTTGAGTTTGAGATTCCTTGCGAATCTCGATTCGGCGGCGTGATTATTGAGTATCCATTGGCAATTGCCATTGGCGATAGCATTTAATACGCCACAAAAAAGAAAAGGGGGCTTCGGCTCCCTTTTTTTATGCCTTGTCAATACCCATAAACCCTAATAAAATGCTTTCATTTACAGGAGCACCCATGAAGCTAAAAAATGTTTCCGCTCGCGCGTATGGCGTAAACGGCAAAATTGTCGCGCCTCTTGAAGTTTTTGAAGTTGTTGATGATCTAACGATGGAATCTATAAAAATGCACATCGGCAGTGACTTCAAAGAAATTTCAGAAGTTACCGAAGAAAAGAAAAAGCTAGGTCGCCCTGCTAAAGAAAAAGAGGCTGAATAATGCAAACAAAATCAGCTCTTGGCGATGTTGACGGCGTATATCTGGTCAATCCAGTAACCGGCGTTGCTGATGCTTCTGTATCTCCTAATGTCACTAGGGGTAGTGGAAACGTCGATTCAAATACTCAGCGCGTAACGCTAGCTGCTGACGGCCCTGGCGCTGCTGCTTTGGGCGCACCGGCTGACGCTGTAGCGACAACCGACACGGGGACGTTTTCTATTATTTCGTTCATCAAGCGCGCCCAGCAAAATTGGACAACCCTGCAAGCAAAGATTCCGTCACTAATCGGAGGTCGAACCCCCATTGAGCCGCTTGGTAGGCCCGGAACCGCTCGTCAACAATCAACTACTACTGCTAGTGCAAATATTGTGCTGACAGCATCAACGGGGCGCATAAGTCTTTTTGCACGCGTTTCTCCACTTCGCTATGTTGTTGGAAGTAGTGCTCAAACGGCTAACGCAAGTACATCGCACTATTTGGCCGCTGGCGAACGTATTGATATTGGTCTGCCCACTACACCGAATATCGCAGTAATTCGCGCAAGTGATGCGACTCAAGACGGCGCTGCTGAAATTACGGAGCTGAGCTAATGCCCAGGCTCAGGGCTACGCGGCTAAGCGTGATTGCGCAAGCGGGCAGGGTTCAGATTTCAGGCGGCGTATTCGCCGGAGTTACTTCAGCCTATGTGCTTCGTATTCCGGCTGGCAGCACGTATTCAGGCCCACTGATCCGTGTGCGACGGTCGACAGACAATGCAATGCAGGATTTTGGCGTGTTGTCAGCAGATTCAAACGGAAACCGTTGGCTAGACACTGCCTCAATTCTGCTATTTGTCGGCGCGGGCTCGGGCTTCGTGTCGACATGGTACGACGCATCAGGTGCCGGACGACACGCTACGCAATCAGATACAACTCGACAGCCTCGCATCGTGAATGCTGGCGTTTTAGACACAGACGGCGGGCGGCCCACTGTGCGATTTTTGCAGGCAGCTTCAACGAACTTGATTCTGCCGATTCTTGGCGTCTTTGGTGACTCCTGGAGCGCAAACGCCGTCGTACGCACTGATCCGCGTTCAAACGCGGACTGGTCTGACGTACTCGGGAATAAAACTACGCTGTCAGGGTCTGGTTGGTTTTTCCGTCGTGGTTACTCACCGACTTCTGGAAGCTTAGCGGCAAATGTTGGTGGTGGTGGTACATCTATCCCAGTACAGCAATTGGGGGAGACTCCATACCCGCACCGGGAAACGGTAAGTTTGACACGCGCCCCAAATCTGCTAAGTCTTTACACAAACAATAGTCTTATTCAAAGCGACGCTACGATAACGCCTTTAATGCAGCCGTCCGAAGCGGCGGCGGTGCGGATTGGAGGTGTTGCTGGTACTACGCGGTCACACGAGGGGTCAATTTCCGAAGTCCTCATTTTTCCATACGCCCTTTCTGACGCCGAGCGAATCAGACTTTCACAAGACCAGGGCACAGTGTTCGGCATCACTGTTGCATAAATTTTTAGGAGTTAAACTATGTCCCGCAATTACGATACTACTAATCACAAAGTATTTCCCCGCGTAACTCATATTTCTATTTCATACCCGGAGTCTGGCGTACCATTCGTCACGTATGACGAAGTACAAGCAATTGTGGATGGGGACAACAAAGTGCAGCATCTTGTGTCCACACCTTCGCGCTACACGCTACAACTTGATCCTCCGACTTTTACGGAGCGAATTGGCCGCGTGAGTCCGCCAACAGGTAATCCGCTTCCTGGCGACACAAGTCTGCACGACTTGATGTTGGACATCACCGCAGTCATTCGGAACGATCAAAAGCGCCGAGATGCGGAATTTGACAATCTTGAGAATCCAATTATTAGCATTTAAAAATGCTTGTCGCCCATTACATAGGTCCGGCTAAGCCCGGACTGGCAGCGTGGATAGGCTGGCACTTAACTGTGCTGGCTCAAAAGTCGCCTTTTGATCTGTGCACTCATACCGAGGCTATTCACGCAGTTCATGAAGATGGCTCTGTGACAATTGCAAGTGCGTCCTTGGCAGACAAGGGTGTGCGACTGAAAGAGCGCGTCAAGCTAAATCCTGAGCACTGGATCATTACTGACGTTCCTCAGTGGGATGTTTCTAAATCTGTGACTTGGTTTCAACAAGCTAT